AGCCGGTCCGCCCAAAACCGGCACAAACAAAATCAGGAGGATGAAACATGAGCAAACAGCGGAAAATTGCAATGTACGGCATCAAAAACGATACCAACCACTGGTTGGTGGCAGTGGATGGTTTCTTTGCCTTGTACACCACACGCGACCGCGCCGAGGAAGTTTATTACAGCATCTGCCCGCGCAAGGGATGTATTGACGATACGGCATTTGGCTGTTGCATGTTGATACCTCCGGGGAAAGGTGCTGGTAACAACATCTCAAATTACGAGCCAATTGATTTAATTGATTTTATCGCCAAAACCAAACATCGACTTGTACTGAGGTGTCGATGCATCGAGGCCGATAAACTCGCTGAGCAGACCACAAAAGATCGTCTGTCGGGCAGGCGCTTTTGGGCAGATATGTTTGGTGGTTTGGAGAGTAATTAGTTTAACCCGGTGACCGGCAAAACAAAATCAGGAGGAGGAAAACATGGAACACAAAAAACAGAAAAACAACCCGCGACAAATTAATTTGATGCAGTACAAGGACACAGGGACAGCCGGTCTGGCTGTCCTTCCGGAAGCACAAGATAAAAACGATATGTTTACCCGCGCTTTCAACCTGGACGGGGAAGAAAAGTATTTGATAAATCCGGAGGTAAAGCCATGACCTATGAACAGTTAAAGAAAATATCAAAGAAAATGCACTCAGAAGAAAAAAAATATCCCGGCGCTGCTGGTTTTTTCTGCGCGAAACACGAGATACCAATGGCCGTTGATACTGACGGTCGGCTGCATTGTGCGGATTGCGAGATTGAGCGCATCGAACGCAACCGGGCAGCGTTTGCCCGTGATGAAGCAGTATGAAAATCATAAAACGCAACGAAAAATTTATCTGTGAGTCTTCATTTTCTGAGCGTGAAAAACCGAAGTCCGCCGGGTTCCGCTGGGACCCTGCCGCCCGGCAGTGGTGGACAACCAGCCCGGCAGTAGCTGGAAGGCTTATCAGCTATTGCGACCCGGACGCGGCAGCGGCGATTGAACAGGCACAGGCCGATCAGATACAGAATCTGAAAGCCTCGCACGCAGCAGAAGCAGAAGTTGATGTACCCGCGCCGCCCGGATGTGCTTACATGCCGTTTCAGCGCGCCGGGATCAGCTACGCCAACGACAAAAAAACAGTGTTGATTGCTGATGAAATGGGGCTGGGGAAAACCATCCAGGCGCTTGGTTGTCTGAATGTTTGGAAACCCAAACTGGCTATAGTTGTATGCCCCGCCTCGCTCAAGCTCAATTGGCAGGCGGAGGCCCGGAAATGGTTGTGCGGGCTGTGGTCGGTCGAGGTCTGGAACGGCAAAAAAAAGCAGAACAAAGAAAACCCGGCAGTGCCGGATCACGGGCTGATTATCGTGAACTACGATATCCTGAAAAAATACGCTGCTGAACTGATAGCACTGCAGCCGAGTGCGCTGATTTGTGACGAGGCGCACTATGCGAAAAATCCGAAAGCAGCCAGAACAAAGCTGGTCAAGGAACTGGCGGCAGCCAGCGAACGCCTTATTTTGCTGACCGGGACCCCGGTCTGCAACAGACCGGTGGAATTGTGGAGCCTGATACAGATTGCCCGCGCACCCGCCGGGCTGCTGGGCATGGGTTTTTTTAGATTCGCTCAAAGATACTGTAACGCGAAGAAAAACCGGTTTGGTTGGGATTTTGGCGGCGCCTCAAATCTGGAAGAGCTGCAAACGAAACTGAGATCAGAACTCATGATAAGGCGCCTGAAAAAGGATGTGCTAACGGACTTGCCCGCCAAAGTCAGGCAAGTAATCGAACTACCTGCCGAGGGCGAACTTGCCACAGCCCTGGCGGAGGAAAACACTTTTGCGGAGGGCCTGATTCAGCGGCTTGCGGTCGCCCGGAAAACGGCCAAGGAAGCTGACCCGGCCGCGTATAAGGAAGCGGTCGCCCGATTGAGGGAAATAACCTGCAGCAGCATTGGCGAACTGGCCCTGGCGCGGCAGAGAACTGCTTTGGCGAAAGCGCCAGCTGTGATCGGGCATGTGGCCGAGTTGCTGGGTGAAACCGATTGCTGTTTAGTTTTCGCTCACCACCACGAGGTTATCAACACAATCGAGGCTGGTCTGAAGGCGGCGGGAGCGAGCTGTGAACAATTCACGGGGGAAACATCCCTGGTGCACCGGCAAGAACTGGTTGAGCAGTTCCAGAGCGGCAAGCTCCAGGTGCTGGTTGTCAGTACCCAGGCCGGTGGAGTGGGGATCACCCTGACGCGGGCTTCTCATGTAGTATTCGCTGAACTGGACTGGGTGCCAGGCAATGTATCGCAGGCCGAAGATCGCGTTCACCGCATCGGCCAGAAGAATAGCGTCCTGATACAGCATATAGTGGTTCAGGACAGCATTGACTGCCGCCTGGCGAAAGTGCTGGTCCGGAAGCAGGCGGTAATTGACGCGGTCTGCAATGCCGAGGCCGGTACCTTGCAGGTTGATCAGGTGGATACATCCAAGGCTGGCACGGATCTTCGCGTATTGGCCGAAATCGACAAACCTTTTGTTGATGAATTGCTGGGAGTACCAGAACCAGAATTACCGCCATACGAAGAACGGCAGCAGCTGTTACACAGCATGCGCACGATTGCCGAAATGTGCGATGGAGCGCGGGAGCGGGACGGGCAGGGGTTCAGCCGGTTCGATGCGCAAGTAGGCCACTACTTGGCAGCGTTGGACGATCTGGGGAAAACTTGGGAAGTGGAAACCTGCATCAGGCTCCAGACAAAATACAAAAAACAGTTAGGAGAGTGACCCCATGAAACAACTACTTAATAAGATTAACAAACAAATTAAAACAGTCAGAACAGAGCTTCACTCGCTTGTAGAGGAGCAGGCGATTGGGAACGATAAATTAAAAGCAATTCTAAAGGAGGTGGACAAGCAGGAAAAAGACTTTCTGATTCTCAAGTGTTTTTTCGAAAAAGATTAACGGAGGAACAATGAACGAAAGACAGAACAACCTGGTAAAGATCGGCGCGCTCTGGAAAAAAACCAGCAGCGCCGGAAAGATTTATTACTCTGGAGTAATCGAACTGTTAGGCGAACCGCTGCAGGTGCAGGTGCATGTCAACGCAAACAAACAAAACGAAAACCACCCGGACCTAACAATTAACCGAGTGGTGGAGAAAAAGCAAAGCGCAGCGCAACCGGCGGCACAAACTTCTGGGGGCAATCAGGGAAACGAGCTGTTCGGCAACGAACAGTGTCCTTATTAAGAAAGAGAGGAAATAAATGCAAGCAGAATTAAAAGCAGTGGCGGACGCTCTGTCCGCCCTTTCCCTTTCTTTTCAAAAATTATCGGAAACTTATACAGATGAGAAAACTCCGAATGCAGCAGCATCTTCAGTGGCTCCTGCCGCTGAGCCTCAGAGGAAGAAAAGCGCACGCCAGAAAGCAGAAGACTTTAAAGCGCAATCAACAGTAAACAACGCGGATTGCGCAAAGTGCGGATTTTTGTTTAATGGTATGTGCCTTGCAAAGCAGTTGCCGGACGCCTGCGAGCTACCCGGAAAAATCAAAGCAGGTATAATTCAAACCGCCTGCCGGGACAACCTGGGGAACGAAATCAACCTTGAACTTTGCAAGGCGGAAGGGCTATGGAAAGCGAGATCAGCCGCAATCGGTACCTACATCATGGTTGAGCCGCTATTAGAGCCTGACGCGGTAATCGCTGGTTTAATCAAGCAGCAATGGTGTGTGTTCAGCGCAAAGCCTGGTCGTGTGCCGCACGGTAAAACCTGTTGCGCGTTCTGCCAGAAATCCAAGGGGATTGGCACGCTTTGCACAGAAAACCATCTGGCTTCTTTGTCGGTTGAATCCTGTCCGCTCTGGGCGCCTATCGCGCATTGCCTGACGGCTGATAAAGGTTACCCCTGTATCCACCTGCAACGGAGCGGAGAATTATTCCAGGGATGCGATAAGTATCCGTCAATTGCGGAGTGTGTGAAAGCGCAGAAGGAACCTAAAACAGAAGCGACCGAAACTAACGAATCAACAGACTGGTAAGAGGGGGAATAATTGAAAAACATCACAGCGAAAATCTGTCAAGCAATGGAAAAGATTGGATATCTGCAGAAGGATAAGAAGATGCAAGGCGGCGGTGGGTATACTTACCTGTCGGAAATGAAGATCACCGAAGAAGTTCAAAAGGTATTTGCAGCACTGGGCCTGACAATGTACCCGATCGCATCGGAAGTTTTGCATGACCAAATTGATACAACAAGCAAAATGAAACGCCACCTGCTGATGAAATGCACATTCCGAATTGCAGACAAAGACTCCGGGGAAAGTATTGATGTGCAGACCCTGGGCGAAGGGCAAGATAACGGCGACAAAACGGCGTACAAATGTATGACAGGCGCCTTGAAGTATGCCGAACGGCAGATGCTTCTGATCCCGACCGGAGACGGCCCGGATGACCATGCAAGTGACGGATTATCTGGACCGGCAGCATCGGCAGCAGCACCAAACGACCCGTTTGCAGCAGGCCCAGTGATCGAAAAAGAAATCAACATCAGGCAAATTTGGGCTACCCTGTCGCCGGAACTGAAAGACATTTTCAACACTCGCAAGTTACCGGAGGCGGAAGTGGTTCAGCTTTTCAAGATCCACAAAGGGGACCAGGTGAAAATTACCGCGTACCTGAAGGCGAACAGCCCCGAAACTTCAGCACCTTCAGAGGAGCCAAAGAAAGAGGAGCCAAAGAACAAATCGCACATCGACAGGATCAGAGAAGCCTGCAACTTCTATCTCACCAGAAGAATAATGAGATCGCAGAAAGTCAACCAGGCTTTAGCGGAAACGCTCTGGAAAAAGAGCGAAGGAAAACCTGATGTTTTCTGCCAGGAGTTGCAGAAGATGTTCCCCGGTGTGGTGTTTTGTCCACATTGCGGCGGCTCCAGTAACACAGAGGACGAAAAGAACCGGTGCAACTGCAAAAACACCCGGACAGAAACGGACGAAAAAGAATTCCTGGAATTTTTCAAAGCGCTGGAACACGGCAATAACAAAGTTTTCAAAGACGAAATAAACCGATCGGAAAAAACCTTTGGCCAGCAGTACCAGGCGGGGACAATGTTCCACCTTTACAACACCATGTATGCTGCAAACAAAGCAAAGGCAATGAAGGAGGCGGTAAGATGAAATGTTCCAATTGCCAAGTTGACATCATCGGTCAAGATTACGGAGGTTGTTGCAGTGTAAGCTGCCGAGAAATACTGTTTCAGCAGCGCACCATGATGGGTTGCGACCATTTCGAAAAAGTTGGAATGGATATCAATGATTACCATTCCGGGCCAGGAGTTAGCACCCACGGTCTGCAGTGCTTGTTCAACGGAGATCCGCTGCACTATTACTATGAGTACCTTTATCCGCATAGAACAAGTAAAAGTGCGGCGCTTTCGTTGGGGTCTGCTTTCCATGCTTATATATTGGAGCCGTCCCAGTTCGAGAAACAAGTATTTATCAAGGCAGAGGATTTTAATGGGCGGACCAATGCAGGAAAGGCCTTGGTTGAAGAACAGGAAAAAATCGGGAAGCGTGTTATCACCTTCCAAGAAGGCAAGATTCTGGAGAAAATGAAACAATCCGTACTTGCTGATTCAATCGCTGCACCCCTTCTTGAACAATGTCTTAACCGCGAAGTATCCATGTTCGTGAGGCTGGCAGATGGCGTCACTCTTAAATTCAGACCGGACGGCGAAGCGACAGGCAAGTTTCTGCTGAATCTGAAAACCACAAGCGACAACACCCCTTCCAGCTTCAACAGAGACGCAGCTTCTTACTACTATCCATTTGCGGCTGCAAACTACATCGACCTGTACCGCAGAATCACGGGTGATCTGGTGCCGGAATACTTGGTATCAGTGGAAACAACTTTCCCTTACAGCGTGCGCGTTCGGATGTTCCGTCCGGAACATCTTGAACTGTGTCTGAAGGCGAGAGACAAGGCGGTAGAAATTTACCGAAGGTGCATTGAAAAAGATAAAGCAGGGCTGTTTGCATGGGGGCTGAAAGAAGAAGTTGAGTGGATAGATCTGGCGGGCTGGTGGCTTGCCGATCTGGAGAGGAGAACAAATGTCTGAGTTCAAGTATGAATTTGTTTTCAGCGGGAAGAACGACAAGCACAAGAAAGAATCCCATGTGTTCAGCACAGAACTGACCATGCTGGAAATGCAAGTTAACCCCGATTTGATGCCAAGAATTAAAGAACTCCTAACGGAAGTGCTGCCCGAGATCCGGGCACAGGAGATCCCGTCAAAGAAAGGCGTCCTGGAAATCAAGGTGGTGTTAAAAGCGCCAGAGAGCTGGATCAGAGGCCCGAAGGAAGAAGCGGACAAGGCGGTCTGGTAGTATGGCGGCATTTGACGAAATCTTTCCAAAGCGTAAGCGTCAGTATCCGTTCGTATATGTAGCGGGGGTGTTCGGTGTTCAGCCGAACACCCTTCTCAACTGGTGCGAAAAAGCACAGGTGAAACCGCATTACAAAAACCCCAACAAGCGATTCTTATATCGCGCCGGGATCTACAAAATTTACATGCGGGTGTTTTCAAAGATGGCAAGATGCCACCAGCAATGGAAAGAAACAAAAACACGCCGGGCCAAGTTGCGCGAAGAAAAATTTCAGCGCATACTAAACGGGGAGATAACCCCAAAAAAACAGAAGAAGAAAAGGAGATAGGATGTACTACTTTGCGGCCTTCTTTCATGGGACCAAACCCGTTGACCGGCTGGTGCAGATCCGGCAGGGGCTCAAACCGGAAAGCCATTGTGCGCTTCTCAAAATTGAACACGAAGTCCGTTTTGAAACAGTTAAAGTGGAGCCGATTATCAAAATCGCACACGCGGTTTTGAACAAAGGCGTTATCCTGCAAACAGCGGGGCGATATGGCACCCCGCCCACTTCGGCATTGCTGAATCATGGGGTCTGGATGGATGTGTGCTTCCTTGGTCAAGGGGTTGCAGCCTCTGACGCTTGGGGTTTCTATGTTCAGGAACTCACGAAGCCCTACGACCTTATCGGGGCCTTGGGTTTGTGTTTTAAAAGGCCGCATGTTCATTTGCCTTCGGCCTGGTACTGCTCTGAAATTTTGGCAACAGCCCTGAACAAATGCCCTTTGCCCGGAGCGCCGAACTATCCGGAAAGAGCGTTCCCTTGCCAGTTACGGAAGGAGATGGGTAAGTTTTATGAGTTTAAAAGAATGGTTCTAAGGTCAGATAAAGTAATTGACCACCCGGTTTTGACAAACATGATTCCGTAAGGTATTTTATTAAGACTGACCTTTTTGTTTTCATGTTTCATCACTCCGTTATTTGCAGACCCCATGGAAGGGGTCTCTTTTTTTTAAAGAATTGCTTTCAGCGTTTCTTCGACAGGGGTAAAAGTTCTGTCAACGATAGCGATAAATTTATCGTCCGCATCGTTGTTTTTGTCCCCGTCACCGTTGAGATCTGTTTCGGCGGCATACTCGGCGCCTTTCCTGATAAGCGCCCGGATAGCGACCAGTAATCCCAGAATTTCCGGCTTGAATTTGTCGGCGTGATTCCAAATTGCGGAAGCCGCCTTCATCAAAACATCGGCAGTCTTTCTCGCCCCCTCTGAAAACAGGTACTTTTCCGCCACATCAGGCAGAACCTTGGCCGCAAGTTTGCGCAGAATACTCATAAAAACCTCCTTTATTGTAGATCGCCCACGACATCTATTGACGCGGCGATATCATCCGTTCCGTCACCAGATCCTGTCACCCAAAAATCAGTACCAGCAGTAAACCCTATTCTTCTTCCCAGATCCAGGGTCTGGTTTGCTCTGTTGGCCAGCACTCTTATAATCCTGATTGGATCTCCCTGCTCTCTTGCATAAAATCTGTAGACCCCTGCTGCATTATCGCAAGAAGATACGGCAATCCTGTCAGGATAAAAAGTTTCCCCGTAAGGCACAGTGTAGACCGCCTGGTGCGCCCGGCCTGAACCCGGAGCAATAATACTCCACACTGTGGCGGGATCAGAAGGAACTCCGGTACCAGCAGCTCCGATATACACGCTTACAGTTCCCACATTAACACCGACAGTATCAAAAATTTCAAAAGCGTTCACTCGGAAAACTTCGGCAGTAACATTCGCTGCAGTAGTGCCGTTCAAAGTCCCATAAATTGTTTGTAATTCGAGGTTGTTGTCAAGGTATGTGATCAGAACGCTCATGGTATCAGAGGCTGAAGTGGAAACGATTTCGACAGTAGTTCCACCTGTCGCCGGGAAGTGAATTGTTTCTGTCGTCTGTTCCCAGATTACAGATTCGCTGGTGTTGAACGAAGAATTAAATCCGTTGATGTAAACATTGTCGGCAGAACTCGCTGTGCCTGTACTGGTAAGCAACTCTCCACTGGCAGTTGCCCTCAAACGGATGAACATATCGGTATCTGCATTGTACCCGGTAAGCGCCCGGTTCGGGTCAGGGTCACGAGGCGAAGGGGACGGGGTAGCCGCATCCAGAACCCAGCATGTCAAGACCAAACAAATCAGGACGATTAAGTGTTTCATGGTTATTCCCTCCAATTATACCAGTATTTCCCAGTAATCATTTCCCAGGCAAGCCTGCCGCTTCTGGCAGGAACCTGAACATGCCAGAGACTATCTACCATTTCCTTCGCAGTGATTTCCCAATTCGGCAAAGCGGCAAGCATCTTCCGAAAATTCAAGAAACCCCGCGCCCCCAAATTGTAACGCATATTGATAAAGGCTTCAAGGCGCACCTGGTCGTTTTCGCAAGCCCGGAACACTTGTCCGTTGTTAACAATGTCGAACAAGCAAATCAATAGATATTCCCGGCACCGATGATCCGCTTCTTCTTCCGATATTTTACTTTCCCCGTCTTTGGCCTTGGTCCCGTAGCCGATCGACATTTGCTTTCTTCGGAACCCGTCCTCATAAACAAACTGCGCGAATCCTTCATCGTCTTTGATCCGGCGCACCAAGCGTTCAAAATCGACAGACGAAGTGTCTGTGTTAATCCTCCTGTTGCCTAACATTAGACCCCCTTGCCAGTAGTAGATCCACAATTGTTTTCCGCATATCGTCTAACTTTTCGTCAAAGTGATCAAACCTTTTTTCCATTTTATCAGAGGAAACGATACTGTCGTTTTTGCATGATTCTCGATACTGTCTGCAAGATTCCTTCGATTGAAAATCCCGGAACAAGTTGATCATTGCCTTTATAGCCGATGCAAGAAACCCGATAATGAATGTCGCGGAGACCGGGTAAACTCCATAAATCAAAATGTCATGGATCATGATTTCCCTCCTCTATAAACCCGGCGGTACCACTGGGTAGCTTCAATAAAAATCTGGCGTTCGTCTTCAGACAGGGATTTTTCAAATTCTCGGCGAAAATCTTGAGGCACCCAGTTCTTTGGTTCGAGAGATCGGAGTGATTGCTGCATCCCTTTCTGCGGATCAACTCCTGATTCTTTAGAGTGCTTGATGTATTCGTTTGCCCAGAACAGAGCGAGTTCGTGATCCCCATACCGCATTGCTTGTTTCGTGTAGTAAAGCGCATTGCCTGATTCCGATATTCTCCAGTTCCCGGTACTGTCTTTACCCTTTGCATCTCGCAGAAACCTGCTGACTAATTCCCTGGCGGCATAATACGATTCCTGACCAGGGTCAGCAGACTGCACCACCAGGGAAGTAACGCCCTCCCATTTTGGCTGTGGTATTCCGCGCAAAACTTTGTAAATTTTGTCGAGGTCAAAAGTTTGAGCAATAGCTACGCCTTTTTCGCGTAGCGGCATTGGTTTACGGAAGTCCGGGTAATGTGTGGCGTCAGTAAATAAATCAAACGGAAGTTTAAGCCCCGGAGTAAGCATCTGAAACAGCTTGTTAATTGCCGGAATGTTCAAAGCCGCTTCGGTATATGCGCCTTTCTCAAACTGTCGCCTGATCTCCGGGACCTTCAATTCTTCAAGCAACTGTTCGTAAGCTGCCTGCGGTCCCTGCGCTCCGGTAGCAACATTCACAAAATGGGTTGGAATGCGTTTTGCTCCCAGCCAGTCAAGCCAGTCAGCGAAAGAGCCTTCCATTCTCATGTGCTGGATTCTTCCGTCCTCAGAATGTCCAAGAATAAGAATGTTTTTAAACCCGCGCTTGCGCAAATCTTTGTCTTCTTCGGGGAAGAAAGTCCTGTTGTAAAGAGCAACAAGCGCTTGATATAAACCCATTGCCAAAAGAAGTTTCGGCAGCTTCACAGCGCCGAGTGCTGCTGCTTTGCCCACACCTGCCGCTGCACTTTCGGTTTTAATTTCGTAAGCGAGATTGCGCATCAGGTTCAAATACCTGGACGCGTTCACTTCCTGGAAGGAATAGAACGGGATCAGCGTTTGCCGCAGCCAGCGCCCCGCCTCTGATATTGCTCCGTAATCTCCGACCGTTTCTCTGGAAATCTTTGCTGCGATATTCTGAACAGCTTTGCCAGTTTTGCGAGGAAGTTGATTCACTTCCTGCCGGTTCGCCGCACCATAAACTTTATTTCCTTTTTGCCATTGTTCTAAGGTGTACCGATAGGTGGCAATGCGTAAGACAGATTCGCGGAACTGACCCCAGTCACGCGCCTTTTCCCAATAGCCGTTCCAGGCTTTGAGTAGTAGGTTGGGATCTCCCTCTTGACAGAATTTAAATAAGCTGGATTTAGAAACATCTGAAATTTCATTTAGATAAATGCTGGAGCCAAGAACACCCAAATCTATCATGTCTAAAATTTCCGGCTTACCTTTCTTCCTGATAAAATAATCGTAAGCGTCTTTGAAAGCTGGCCCCATAAAGCGAGACTTTAAAGCACCCGGCAAAGCTGCCAAAGTAATGTCGAAGTCTCCGCTTGCGTTGTTGAGGTTGTAAGGCAATACTCGCATAATATTATTAAGCTTGTATTCCTTCCACAGCGCTGTAGCCTGCTTAATACTTTGCGTTATTTTGCTATCCGTTATATCGTGCAGTTTATCTAAGGTCGCGGCCACTTCGGCAGGTATTGCCCACTGCTGCCGGGGTGTTCCAACTGCCAGCATTTCGCGCACCCGGTCCTTCATGTTGTCGGGGATAACGCCTTCCATCAGCTTGTCGATGGTTGACTGCGTTATAGTGAACACTTTGAAAATATTGTTCCCGGGTTTAGGCTGCCAGATAGTCAGGCCTCGCTCTTTTGCCAGTTTCTCCCAAGTCACAAAATCTTTCCCCAAGGATTCCTTAATGAAATCGTTGCGTTCGGCAATAGCTTTGAAAATAGTTGAAGCTTCATGCGCCAGGTTCAGGTCCGGTTCGGCAAGAACCGCTTGCAAAAACGGGAAAAAGTCTTTGTTCACATCAGGGTCAATCAAGTCGGCGTAAGAAGGAACTTCAGCGATATTGTCAGCATCTTTCAACATCCCTTGCCGTTCCCTGTAAACATCCTGGAATGCCTCGATTAGATTGGAAAAATCTTTGCTCTTGAATGAAGGGTGATATCCTTTCCCTATCTTCTTGATGATCTTGTCCACATTAACGGCGATTACCTGAGAGTAACTCTTGAATTGCAGGTCCAGCTCTTTGACCGCTTCGGGCCCGGCGTCTTCAGCTTTTTTGTAGATCTTATCGTTGTTGGATTCTTTCGCCTCTGCCTTGAGAGTCACCGCCTGATCGTATATCTTTCGCATTTCATCGAGCATCTTCGCCGTTTCAATATCGAATATCATCTGTGACAAAACTTCGTATTCCGAATCTAAGTACACGGTGGAATAGTCGCCGAGGTATCCGTTACGCGCCCGCTGCCATCCGCGATTTTTAAGACGCGCTTCGTTCTTTGTAAGGCCAGGGAACTCCCCTTTGTTTAAGTATTCTAAAACTTTGTGGTGAAAATAGTTCGGGTTTTTCAGCGCCGCTTCCGACAAGAGTTTATAATTCACAGCTTCTTCTGTAATGGCGCTGAACAAAGATTCGCGCCGCATAAGCGCTTCGTTTATTTCTTGTGTTGAAGCTTCGCGCAAACGATCTAATTCGCCGCTGATCTGTTCAACGGTTTCAAACCCAAAGGGGAAGGTGTCCTCTTGATTTGGGTTCAGTGTGAGTAGCCCGTCTTGTATATTGCTTCTTAACTCGCGCAACAAAACAACTCTTTCGAAAACATTCATAGCCTCCGGGTCAAGGCCGGCGGTAATGCCCTGGAGATACTTCAAAGCGCGTTCGCTGGAACCGACATACTTAGCTTCCCACCGGCGCAGCACATCAATCGCTCGCATAAAAGTTTTCGGGTCCAGTTCTTTATACTGCCTTTTGTATTTAAACAATTCGCCGAAGTATTCTTTCGCACGCTGCGTAAATGGCCTGCCAGTTTTCCCTGCCTCCTTGAACCGCTGTTCTACTTTTTCGTCTTCAAAAGCAAACGGTTCAGCTTTTTCTTTAGGAGCGCCGGATTTTTCGGCAGGTACAACAGAAAGAGACATGCCCGGCTGCGCAGCGCGTTCTGGTTCTTTTTCTTCAATAGCGCCAAACAGATCCGCAATTGCCGGGGCTTTGGATGCGGGTTTGTTTTCGAGAATCGCTGTCTTGATTGTTTTGTTGTACACTTCTTCTGCGCGGGCTTCACGCTCCGCTTCGGGCGCTCCTTGTTTGGCAGCTTCCACCCGGGCTTTCCGGGCGGCGTTCTGTGCCTTGACCACCGGGAGTGTTGCCTTTGTTACTTTTTCGGTCGCTGCTTTCTTCGTTCCTGATCCCGCTTCTGCAGCCGGTCGAACTCCTGCAGGACTTCCTGCCGGTCTTGATCCGATAAGGGTTTCTCTGATTTTGGTGTAAGCTGTTTGTTTTGCTGCATCTGCATTTTCCCCTTTCGCAATAGATATTGCCGCTTCGTTTAGTGCGGCAGACACCGGGCCTGTCGTGTTTGCCATAGCGTCAAACAGAGCTTCCAATTTATCAGCTTCCTGCTTTAAAACTTTTGCGGCTTCCGTGTCGATCTTCCCAATCTTTCTTTTTTCGACACCTTCGGCTTTCTTTGCCAGATTGCCGAAAGATTTTTCGTTTTTGATCTGGCCCCGGACGAACGAAATAACATCAGTTCTTTCCTGAAGCACATTGCGTTTTTCAACACCGTCCCCAAAAAGGTTTATCCCGGTGTCTTCTTCGATAATCGGAGCGGCCTTGACTTGTTTCAGATAATCAGAAAGCCATTCCTCGCTTGTTTGCTTGCCGGACTCCTTCCGTCTGATAACTACTTCTACCGCTTCGGTCTGCTCTTTGATGTCGGTCAACTCGCGCCCGATCTCGACCGCCAGGTTCATTTTCAATTCGCCGCGTTCGACCATCTTCAAAACAGTCATCGGTAACCGCGCAAGGGCAATTCCTTCGCGAGCAACAGTTTGCTCGGGCCCGTCAAAGCGCCCGATCATTTCTTCTTCGGTATAGATTCCTTCTTTGAAAAAGAAAGCAGCGTCCAGCGCATCTGCTGAACCTGCAGCAATGTTTCGTAGCGCTCCAACAGCCTTGGCTTTTTCTGCCGTTTTTACATCAATGAATTCAACGGCGAAATATTTGGTTTCTCCGGTTTCTTTCGCCCGAGACAATCGGTGATGACCGTCCACCACCCAAACTTTCCCCGTTTCCGGGTCGCGCCAGACACCCAATGTCCCGGTCATATTTTTATCGAAAATCCTGGCTTGAGTTACATTCCGTTTCTTCCCTCTTTTTCTCCACTGCAAGACACCTGATTCGTCAAGATCAATGTCTTCGGTCTTCATGACAGCAACCTGCGGGCCTTCGGCTTCCTTGATTTCCTCCAGGTCGTTGGCTTCCTTTACTGTTTCAGGAACGATTTCTGCTGCTGGGATTTCCTTCGCCGTTTCCGGTGCGGGTTCCTCAACGGAGGCGATAGCGGTCGCGCTGTCCATAGTAGGAACTGGCGCGGCCGCCTCCTCCGGCGCTGCGGCGGGGGTTGGGATGGGTTCCGCAACAGCAGGTTTTTCTTCAATGGTTTCGGCAGGAGTTTCGACCTCACCTATCCATTGTTTTTTTATTGCACGGGCTTGTTCCCGGCTCATCCTGACGCCTGCCAGTTCCTGTGCCTGACTGATAATCTGGTTCAGAGTAGTATCAGGCGTCAGGTTTTCCGATAACCAGGTTTCCCACAGGTCGAGTTCTTTGGGGACTTCCGGTAACTCAAGCGGTTCTTTTGCAAGCCGCTGCGCTTCAACTTCCGGTTGCTGTGAAGTTAACCCTTCGGTTAACTCTGCTCTGCGCTGGTCTCTGTTCTTGCGTTCCTGCGACCGTTTCTCTGCATCTTTGGTTTTTTCCTCACCAAGTTTTTTCCCTTCGGTGATTACCTTCAGTAATTCGTGCGGGTTCACTCCTTCTTCTGTGGCGATAGCATCAATTTGTTTATACAGATCTGCTCGGCGTAATTCCATCTCAATGTTGCCACCCGGCATAAGCATACCAATCACAAATGAAGGTGGGAACACATCTAAACCCTCCTGAATACTTTCGTTGATTGCTTGAATTAAAGACTTTTCTTTGTCTCCCATGCCTTGATAGTGCAATATGGCGGCTTCGGCAGGTTCTTCCATAAGTTCAGTGAAGCCTTCAGTCAACCCTTGAATCCCGGCCTGGGCGAATCTACCCACTCCCAGTTTACCAAGCATAGTTGCAAACGAAAGGGCATTCAAGCCTGCGCTGGCTGCCGTCATAAGCACTCCGGCTTTTGCTGCAGTTGGTTCGTCCCCGCTCCTGCGTAGCACTTCGCGGTAAGTATTCATCCCTTCAAGAGATCCACCCACCAGACCACCAACGACCGATCCACCAATACGCGCAAGCTGCAAAGTTTTTACTAATCCTGAAGCGCCTTTCAAGGCCTTGTGAATCGCGGCGGTGGTACCCATGGCAGGCAGCAGTGCGACCAGCATTGACGGTGCTGTTTCGCTGATCGTTGCCGCCCACCAGAGCGGGTCGGCCATAAGTTCTGGCTTTTCGAAAATACCGCGACCAACTTCAGGTTTTATTTTATCGGCCATATCGTCAAATAATTCGTTGCCCGACCGCCCCAGTTCAGCCAGAGCGTCAGCGCCAACGCGATTGGCGAGGAATTCGACCAGGGTCCCAACAGACCCTAATGTTTCCAGGGTGCCTTTTGCGAATGACCTCGCTACAGTTTCACTATAAGCGGGAGCCTTTAATATCTGACTTACAATCGGCATCTTCTCTGTGGTGTATTTTTTGTATGCCTGTATTGCCCGTTCCCCAAGAGACCTTTCAAATTCCGATCTTACCGGGGCTTTCTCCGGAGCGACCGAAGCGGCCTGCCGGACGGTTGGGTCCTGCGCGTTATCTTTTAACTGTTCGAGTATCGCTTCTGCAGTTTCTGGATTGTCAAGCGTGACCGCTGTTTCTAATGCGTCTGCCACTTGTTTGTCCACATCGTTTCGAGTGCCCCCTTTAGCAGCTTCTAAAACCGGAGAAGCTACATTGTAAATATTAACAATGTCTTTTTCAGGCGGTATTCTATGCGGAGCAGATAGGCGCTGGATAAAATCTTCGTCCGGGCGGCCTCTCCGTGATTCCGTTGCATAATCAACCCCTGCTTTTTGCGCAAGATACTGTGCGATTTCCTGCACAGTGAATCCATCGCGCACAGCGGTTTCAATATCGAACGGGATCTTTTCCGGAGTAAAAAGGTTCATTGCATAGCTCCCATGTAATCAGGAATTATTCCAGGAACGATTTTCGGTTGGGAAGGTTCGCTTTCAAAGGAGACGGAACGCTTTGCCGCCCCGCTTGTTGGCCCCATCGCTCCGCCAGTAGTGTACATATCCAGCAAGCTTTTGGCGTTCTGCTTATTGCCGTTATCCCTCGGCATTCGTTCGTTGAACTCCGGCTGGAACAAGAATGTATTCTGTGCCCAGTCCATCAGTTTTGATTGACTTCCGGGGTACAGTCCCGCCGTAACGGCGATAGTTGCTTTCCCTTCGTTCTTGATGTTTTCGAGCATTAATTTGTAACTCGTTTCCGTTGCATCCCGTTGCGCTGCGGCTTCCTCTGGAGAGATAAGTGGTACTTTGGCGCCCGTATCATCGAACAAGCGCATCGCTGCTTCTTCGTCTGTTTTCCCCTCTGCTTTATCAGCGTAATACAACCTTGTTTTTGTCGCGCTCATTTCAATACGAGCAAGTTCCCTCTCCATACGAGCATAAGTTTCTACAATAGCGGACCTGGTTTTCCCGGCAATTGCCTGGACTTCTTCAAAACCTTTCTTGAAAGTTGCGTTCCAGTCAATCCCGTTTATTTCGCCATAAGCCTGAATGTACTCCGGTGTGTAAGGCATTAACACAGGCTTGCCGTTTTCGTCATACTCTGTTACAAGGAACCCCTGATCCGTTTGCTTGATTGTGCCGCCTTCGGGAACAATCCCCGCTTCTTTACCGATGCGTTCCGCCAGGGGAATTGAAGTGAGCATAGCTCCGAACATTTCTGTCATCGCAGTTTTTCTCTGTTGCTTTGCGAAAAGCTGACTATCTCGTTTTGCTCTGGCTTGTTCTTCACGCTTCAACTGCAGGCCAATGTTTTTAGATTCTTCAATGTTTGCAGCATCCCACTCTGCGCCTTTTTTCTCAGCGGACATTTTAGTTTTGAGAATGGCCGCTTCGTCTTCTACCGGTACAGCGTCCATCAACTGTTCTTCCCGCGTTCTTTTCTTCTTCTCAAAAGCGCGGTGCTCTTTCAATTCGGCGCGTTCTTCGTCCTCGTCAGCCTCTTTCTTCTTTCGCTGTTTCGCTTCGTGGATTGTCTGGGCAATCCTTGGCACATACATATTGTTGATCCATTCACCTGCCATGTTTACCCCTCCGCATATCCAAGATAATCTTCAATGCCAACTCCAATCGAACTGCCCAAACCTGACCAGAAGTTTGATGTAGCCTTCCCGATGCCAACATTGCTGGTATAAAGATTTTGCAGCGCATTCTGCCCCATGCTGGCTCTGGTGTTTGCTCCGGCGATAATTGTCTGGCTAACAGCTTGTCCGCCTGACTGGGTAGATGCCGCCGCCTGACTTGCCGTGCCTGATCCTGAAACAGAAGCTGCCCCGCCATACCCGGCCAGGGTTGCCAGCTTATTCCAAGTGCGGTCTTCTTCCGCGATGTTCGCCGCTTCCGTCTCGCGCATCATAGTTTTCAAAGCAGCACTACTGGAAATATCACCACCAAGATAATTCTTTACTTGGCGTTCCCTTTGCTGCGTTCTATACTTCGCAGCTGGAGAATCATAAATCCCCTGAGTTAATGTTTCCGGGTCAACAATGCTGCGTTCAACATCAACATCCGGCATATCGGAATATCCGCCCGCTTCATACCCTTCAACAAGCGGTCGCTCTTTAACATCCTGACCGGCAACAGCTCCAGAAGTCGGGTCGGCTGAAGACCCGGTAGGAGTGGCGGTTGTTGTAGAAGACCCAGTAGGAGTGGTAGGAGTGCTTGTTGTTTGTCCCGTGCGGATCTGTTCACCTAAAGTTTTAGACGAATTTTCGAGAGAAGAAACCAGATCGGTTATATTCAAAAAGTTTTCGCCCTCAAGAACAGCACCGCCGCCTTCTGCGTGGATTTGAGAGACACCTCCCGACATAGGAATTGCTCCCCCGCCGGAATGTCTTTTAATCGAATCGGCTCCCGGTATATCCGCAAGCGGGATTTTAGCGAGTTCCGCTCCTTTGATTTTATATCCGGAGGAAATACCCGTCTTCTTGTCGGTTACCCCGTAGACAACCATGTTCCCTTTGCCGTCATCCTGTATCATCACATTCTGGTTTTCCGAAAGAGATTTCAGAGTGCTAATAGTTTCTTGCAGCTTTGCTTTCTGAACAATTGCGTCCAGCGTAGCCATGCCAGGATCAGCCGTTGCCGTTGTTCCTTGCGTTGGCGCAATTTCATGATTGGTGGTTGTCCCTTGAGTTGCGGTAGTTCCGGATGTTGCGGTTGTCCCAGTCTGCTTCTTTTGCACATTCAAAACAATGTTGCTGATATACTGCGCTGGCCTGCCGTATGTCAGGGCTTCCATGCTGGCCCTTGCGCGTTCTCCTGTAACGAACGCTTCGGTACCCAAGCGCAGATCGTTTACATACGAATCCATCAGCATACCGATGGATTCTTCCTGCGTCTGTTTCATCCAGGCCAGACCTTCGCGTTCAAACTTCAGTTGCTCCTGCTGCATTTCTTTGGTGGCGGCAATCTGCTCTGCTGAAGCACCTGCCAAAGCAGAGGCTTGAGAATCTGAAGCTTTACTTCCGAAAAGACCTTGCAGAAGCGTGCTTCCTAAAATCGTTAAACCAACATCCATTTATTCCTCCCCGGCAAGATGGAACGGATTTGTAATAGAGTAAATTGCCATGTTCGCATTCCCGCCAGCCAAAGCACATTTTATAAATCCAACCCTATCGAATCCAGAGTTTTTGAAAGCGGTTTCCTGGGTGCCTGTTCTGTCAAGGAACACGAGCGCCTGCACCTTCGGCTGATTGTCGAAAATAAATTCTGCACAGAAGTTCAGAAAGTTTGCGCTTTCCTTACTATCGCGCACTCCGCATTCTGCATAAGCGAGTTCGTAAGCGTTCCCCGAAAAACCCAAAAGGAAAGCCGCGTAATAGCAGTATGAAGTTTTCTTGACGAACAGAACTGCTTCGCGATTGCTGTTGTCTTTGTCGGCTTTCTGATCTTCTTTTATCTGTTCGACAATCTGCTGCGCGGCAGACTTAGGGTCACCGCCCAGATAAAGCGAAATTGAATCGCCGAAGGTATCAAAGAACTGTCGCGCTTTGTCGCGGGTGTCGACAAGCCACAGTTCCGCCACGCCATCGGTCTGGATCTGAGCGATTGAAAAAGCGTCATCGGCCAGATCAAACCAGTCAATAGTCTTTTTCATTGATATCCCCTCGCCAACCTTTCGTTGATAGCTGTGATCGGACAATCCCTGATAGTCGCCTCTTTGCATACTTCTCTGTGTGGACAGTCACGACAGATCATCCTCTGCATGTACTCCGCATCGGAGGCGAGTTCGTTGATTATCAGGTCTTTGTTCTTCATTTCGGCTGTCGCTTAGTCCCACGGTTTCCAGTTCCCTTGCCACTTCCGTCCTTCTTGCGATTACCGCCACACGATCCTTTTCCTCTCGACATAGTTACCTCCTGTATAATGCCCTGCGGTTGGTGGGGCTGTACTTACGCTCCCCTGCCCACCATCAGCGGTAGGGAGCAAGCCTCCCGCAGAACTTATTTTGCCAGCGCCGCCACTGCCTTAGTTAACTGCTCGATGCGGGCTTGCTGCTCCTGATTGGATTTAATCAGATGTGCGATGAGTGCCTTCAACCTGATAGCCTTGTGCTCGGGCTTGATTTCGTTTTCTTCCGAGTCGCACACTGCAGGATATGTTGCTACCGCTTCGGGGATTACCTGCTCCACTTCTTGCGCGACCAGACCGATGCTGCCGCCGTGCTGTTCGGATTTCCAGTCCCAGGACGCTACGCGCAGCGCCTTGATTTTCTCGCTACTGTTACCTTCGAGAGTCTTGATATTTTTCTTTAAGCGCTCATCGGAAACATTTACAAAGTCGTACGCTTCCACTGTACCAAAGACATCCAGAGTCACGGATGGCTCAGCCGTCCCGATGCCGACTTTGCCGTCTCCTTTAACTGTTATTAGTTTCGTGCCCCAGTTATCCACGACCAAAACCTCTTCTGACGCTACCATCGCCTGCATAGTTGCGCCACTTTTCTTGCTACCAGACAGAGTCACTGCGGCAACAGAAGGATTTGCCCCGCCGTTGACGCCTAATATTTTAACACCATACGCATCATTCGCATCAGTCACGCCCCACAACTGCAACCCTCCACCCGTAGCACTATCCGGAGTCATATAGCCAAAAGTATTGGTTGGCACAAAAGTCGTCATTCCATGTACTACATCCGTATCAGCCAATGATAAGTTGCCGTCGAGAATATCGAGTTTAGCAACAGGCGCAGCCGTCCCGATGCCAACTTTGCCGTCAGTTGCGATTCTCATCCTTTCCGTGCTGTTGGTGCCGATGACAACCGAGTTGCCTGCTGCTCCGATGGTGTATATCTCCAGATCTACATTGGTACCATTATTACTGATAATCTGATTGGCGTAGGACTGCCCACCAATACCAGCGCTGTCACCACGGGCACGAAAATACATTGATGCAAGCGCAGTATGGGAATTAGTTACCGTTGTGTTTGCGTCTGTTGCCGCTGTTCCTGCTACTGTTAGTTTATATCCAGGGTTTGCCGTCCCGATGCCTACCTTGTTTGTCGTGCCGTTGACATGCAGGGTGTTGGTGTCCACGATCAAACCCGCCGTGATTTCCATCGATCCAGTTAAGTATGTGCTGTCATTGATATTGAAGACTGTATCATTCGGGTCTTCGATGGATGGCGCGTACAGGTTGCTGCTCACTTTAGCCGTGCCGGTAACTTCGAGTGAGTATGCAGCATTGGCAGAACCACCTATACCCACAGCCCCCGCATCCGCATCGAAATGAACACCCGGAGCCAGATAGATGCTATTCCACTGAAAATCACCGTCAGTGTCCTGCGACCCGTTGAGTGTGGTTTCTGTAGATACATATAAGGCTGTTTCACCGGTTATGCTTCCAATTACCACAAGGCCATCGCGCATTTCAACAGCATCCGCGATAGAAATAGTTCCGCCTGTAGGATGTTGAATGTGTTGCGTTTCCAATGTTGTTAAAGAAACACCAACCGTCCCGACAGCAAAAGCACCCCCTACACGGAAGTCGCCTTTGATTTCCACCGACCCGCCAATAGACAGTTCTCCGGTTGCGTTAATGTATAACTCAACCGATCCGTGCGCGCTTGTAGCATCGAAAATTTCAAGCGTGTTGGAAAACTGCCAGACTTCTCCAGTCCTGTGCAGAGCCGGGCCATGCGAATACGGTTCTGCGTATACATCAAGATCATGTTTCCCCCAAGCAAACAGGTAAGAAGCGAAAAACAGTACGGCCACGAGAATTAAAATGCGGTTCATATTCAGTCCCTCCCCTTAATAACTATACAGAGCCAGCATATACACTCCTGTCGGGGACACCCCCAACAGGGTAAGTTTGTTTGTCGCTGCATTGTAAGTGTAATGCGTTGCGGGGGTCTGCATAGACCCGTCCACCCACAAAGCTACATTGCTTTCGTCACTTGCTTTTGCAGCCTCCGTCAGCGTCACAGTCTGGTTCAAAGTCCCATCGCAAAGGAAAGGGTCCACCTTGATTCTGGATGTCCCGACAAGTAAAGCGTCTGCAATACTTTCCAGCGCCGCAGTAATTCTGGCCATCCAGCCGCGATGTTCTCCCTCGCTTACTGATCTTTGCCCTCCGAAGACTTCGTTCACAGTTCCATATCCTCTCTATAGTTTACTACGCCTTTGAGCGTAATTCCATAACTTCCGTTGTAGTTCAACTCCCACTGGCGTTCCCGGTACCAACCAAATGAATAGGCCGATACAACAAATTCTCCATGATCGGTGAGCGGGATATATCGCCAGTTGCTCCACGATCCGCCGTTTTTGTCCAGATAACGAACCATCATATGTTCTGTATCAGTACTGTTCTTGACGAGAGAAAACGCCAGTTTCCAGTCGATTTTTGCCTTGTCCGTTCCCCAGTTAAAGAACCCGGTGCGGATATTCACTTCGATATCAGAAGCGACTCCGCTTTCGTCATAATCCGCCACGAGATTTGCATCAATAACAACCAGCTTCTGATCCACTACTGCAAAAGTCATCCCAGAAGGAATGTCGTAGGCGGTGGATTTTATCTGAAGCCCTTCCCACTCATAAAACATCTGCGTTCCCACATCGTAAACATAAGTGGAAGAAACATCAGGGAACACAAGAATAATAAATTCCAGCTGTTCTACCTTGCAGTAATGAATCACGCAATTTTCGGCAGCAAGACCCAGGTTGAATATTTCTTTAATAATCGTGTTGGGCAAAGCGGTTGGCTGAACCGGTCCACTGGTAAGGACCGTGTTTCTTGACGGATCAAGCCAGCCAATAAAACCAGGGCCTTCAAAGAAAGAATTCCTTGCCAGCACACCAGACTTAATAACTGCAACACCTGAAGCCATGGTGTCAAGCTCTCCGGAGTTCGTGTAAGCCCAGACTTCAACATTTTCGTGATTGCCGATGAAAACAAAATCCATCATAGATTTCATTTTCAATATTTCGTTATGGCTATGATTAGCCCGGAACCAAACTGTTTCGTCAAAGTGGACATACTCTCGCGGCAAGCTTATTGTAAACCTATCCGTACCTTCAAATGCGATCCAGAGCAGGCCGCTTGCGTAAGCCGCAGACCGAACTGGCTCTATTACCGTGGTTGAATACGCTCCTGTTGCATCATCCCAGTAGAGGAATACCGCTCCAGAAGTTCCCGTGCTTTTGTACCAGCAAAGCGTTCCGTTATAAAGCACAAACAGAAGCGGGGCGGGATCTTCACTTGCATCTTCAGGATTTGATTTTGCATTACCAACATCAATAAATTCCAAACTCCACGGTTCCGCCACTTCATAAGCGTGCAAATAATCACCCTGCACAGGAAACAGCGTGTAAGCGTTTTCGTTTAAAAAGCAGATACCGTTTTTTGTGCCGCTGGTATCGAACAGGATGTTCCCGACCTGGTGGTCGTAGTTTTCTTCGTCAACATCCCCCGGATTGCGCGAGATCAGAAGTTGCGCTTGGTTGTTGTTAAGTATCACATACAGGCCGTCCGCCCCGCCAACATAAATATACCTGATTCTGGAAGGCGCTGTGCCAAACCATTTCTGAACTATTCCATAAAGCGCCACGCCAGCATTGGTTTTCTTTGAGTAAACCGGCGCAAGCCATGACGCGTCTACAAAAAACGATTCGTATATCTCACCGGTAGTGGAGCAGCCCACAAGCACCCTCTCCGTTAAGTCGAAATGCCAGGCTGTAATCCTATCTCCTGCAGAGCAGAAAGAAGTTTTTCTGTAGGAAGAACTAATTGTCCCGTTGTTGTCCATGTACACAGAAAAGATGTTATCGCTGTACGCCACATAAACTCTGGCGTAAGCTGTATTCGTTTCCTTCCAGACAACTTTAGCAGAAGAAAAGACCGTGCTTCCCGTGGTGCCTGTCAGGTTCGCCAAATTCACGAGAACTCCCAGGGTGGTAATCTTTACCACCTGGAGGCTTGATCCGGAAAGAGCCTGGCCAACAATGTAGATGTGCGCTCCGGCTACAGGTGTGCCTGCATAATAAAATTCTCCCAGAACGGCGCTGGCATCGTAAAGTAAAACATAGGTGGTAAGAGACGCATCGAACTGATAAAGTTTCCCGTTCGGCAGCAAAACCAAGAGATCATCTTCCAGACCGGACGGGGAATATGGTTCGATCACAGCGGAAGGCTGCGCGTCCGGAAGATCATATTTCGTGAAGGTTGGCACTCCGGAAGTATCCAGAAGCACAACCGCTCCAGTTTTTACTCCGCTATAATTCTTTGTAAAATATTTGTGCTGATTGACAAAAGTCTCAACCATCGGTCCAAGCCAGTAAGACGCGGTAAATGTTCCGCGCAGCATATCGAACTGTTCAAAGTAATCCTGAACTATCGGAGATCCGGAGTAATCGTCTACGCGAGTGTTGATATCGCCCAGGTTGCTGCTGGAGTAAAGCAAATACAATTTCCCGTTCTCAACAGCCGGTTCATAGTATTCAAGGAACAGATTCGCGGCAGGCGTCCCGGGCGTGTCCACTCCATCGTGCGAGTAAGTCTGAAATTCAAATGGTTCCCAGGTGGTCGTCCAGCCGCCGTCAAGATCTTCGAGAGTATAAGAAACAGCCGCCCATGTCGCTGAACCTGCGATTTCTCCCGCATAAAAAACCAATCGTATCTGTCCCCCTGACAAAGTGGTATCTATTATCAAATTGGTACAATTCCGGTTGTTCCCATCGTTGATTGGTAAAATTTCTCTGCGCGTTCCTGCCGAAATGCTTACTACTGCGACATATGTTGTTGTAAGACCATTCGGGATTAAAGGAATAAATAAATAATCACCCGATCCAGTAAAATTATTGGCTCCCCCGTCCGAACCTGCATAACTTGGGACCACATCCCCTGAATCAAACTCTTCAACTAAAACTCCACTACCTCCAACCTCATCCCACCAATAGACCTTGGGAGTTGTTCCGTCTACCCAGATGTAATAAAGACAGGAATCTTCGTTCGACCACCAAAGATGGGTCGGCCCTGAAGCCAATGTGAAATAAACTGTTGCCGTTTCGCTATCCAAATCGTATTTATAACAAGCAACTCCATCTACATAATAACAATAACGCAAGCTTTCCCCAAAGGAAAAAGGGATTTCTTCCGGGCTTGCGTCAGTCAGAGGAGTGACAAGCGAAGTGTTTATCCCTAAAGGAGCACTATATTTCATAACGCCGCCGCCAACATCTCCGCCAAGGTAATAGGTGTATCCGTTCCTTATGCCCATAATAGCCCCAACGCCAGCGCTGGCTCCAGAAAGAGATCCTGGGCAATATTGTTCAACTGAATAATCCGTCAAATCAATTCTATAAAAAAGATCTGCTCCACCTGTCGAGGGGCAAACCATAAATAAATAAATATAACCAGAATCTTCGAGCAGTCCTGAAATTTGCGGGGCGGGTGTTCCTGAACCTCCGCCAAGAATAATTCCTTTATATGTCAGGATGTTTGTTGTAACATCCCATTCAAAAAAATCAAAAGAAACCCCTAAAGAATCCCTGCGAAAAACCAAATATTTTTCTGCCCCCAGCGGGTAAATTCTTGCCCCATTATATTCCCCCACTCCGGTATAAAGGCCCGCTGTCGCGTGCAGCACTGCAACCAAGTTGTTTACACACTCGAACGAAGCGCACAGATAGTTCCCGTCCTCATCCGCCTCATCCGTAATCACCAGTACATTCGCGTAATCGTTGAACGCAAAAGCCCCGACAATTCCACAATCCGCCGTTGTATTTGACGGCCTATTTTTTACCTGCATAATCTGGAAAGATGCGCCATCATAATAGCACCTAATTGTGCGTCCCTGATTTGTGAAGAAATACACTCCGAATCCACTGGTGGCCTCGTGTTTGTAAACACAGACTTTGGTATATTCTTCCAGAGTGTCCAGCGTATATCCCGCCAGTGTGTCGATGGTTCCGGCATTGTTATAATAGATTCCGTCTGCCCTGGCGAAAATCTCCCCTGCCTCACCGTTGCTAAACCCGATGCAAAGCGTATCGTCCGTGTAGTCTATCGCGTTCTGTTTTGCTAAGGTTGCAGTTGTCAGGTCATACCGATAAATAAAACCAGCGCAGCCGATTGACAAAGATTCGTAGGGAGACATGCTGGTCATTGTCGTGATCGTATCATCACAAGTCCCCAATTCGGTAAAACTCGATCCATCGAAACTATAAAGTTTTGTTCCCAGACCCACATATAAAACTCCATCCCAGTAAGCGACCGGTCCGGAATCTCTGTGTATCGCGCCAACGAACGGATATACCGCAGAATCAGGAGTGCCTTCTGTCGCCCAGGATGTTTCGACTTCGGTAATTAAATTATCCCCGTCAAGAGTATACCCCTTGCTGAACATCCGACTTTCACTTGCCACAGAGACAACCGCACCTTCGTCATCATATGTGGTTGCTTCCAAGGTTGTCCCAAAGTAAAGCCGGTCGTCCATGACCGTCATGCAGTCCAGCGTCATATCGGTTATTTCGGTGTTGTCTACCGGGAATCCCAGATCCGTTAATTCGTTGCCAATAAGATCGTAAAGATCGGCAAGAAGTGACGACCCGTAAACACCAGTGGAAATCTCGAAGACTTCATACAGGCGCCCTTTGTTCGTCATCACAACATGCTTTTTCGCTGATCCCCAATAGTAATTGGCGGTTGGATGTTCGTCACTGTCTAATCCTTCAATAGCGACATCCTGATAACCAGGGCGCGTCTGCATATGCAGTTCGTCACCAACAACTTTAACGCGGCAATTTTTAAGTTCCGCAAATTGTTTGCGCAACTCTTTTTCGTCATCGTTTTTGTTAACGCCTGCAAAAGGCCATTGTTCCGGGGTCAATGACATGGTTTACTCCGAAGGGATAAATTGTGTTTCTGCGTTTTTCTGCGGCCCTTGCGTGTAACGAACAGGAGAAGTCCTGACGATATCCCGGCGCAATTCCTCTTTCCTTTCGGAAGGAATGCCATACCTTGGCGCAAGTTCAAGTGCCAACTTCAAGCGATAGAGCTTTGTCATTTCAGATGTTATATAGGTGATCGAAGTATCGGAGGTCACCTTTGCGACCGTCTTTTCGTAAGTCATATTCAAGTACACATCTTTGTCGGCCTGCGTTACAGTCACCGTTGGCCAAACATGAACGACAAAGGTGTCCCCTAAATTTTGTATATAAACCTTTGATGGTTCATCTGCTATTTCGTCCTGATCTTCAGCAAAGAAATCGTCATGATTAACAAGGGAAATCGGGGAGTACATGGTACTCGCCACCAGCAGAGTTGGGAATGTCCCAGACAAAGTATCGACCTGAAGTTTCAGCGTCTTGCAGCGCACAAAATCCGCAGGTACAGCTATGGTCGGAGTAGACTCCGACCCATCATTGCGGTTAAGCTTAATTTTGTTTTCAGAAGTAGATGTCTGCCAAGGAAATGTTCCCAGACCCTGGTCGTTAAAAAGAAGCTGATCCAGAACATCCGCTGCTTCATCGTACATTGATTGTTCAGGGGATGCGCCAAGACCAACCACGCCGATTTCACGGAACGCTTCGGAGATAACTTTATTCCTGTTGTAAAGCATGATTAAATCCCTTCCCCCAAAAGAACAGTTGAAAGGGGAGAAGGAATAAAATCCCCCTCCCCTCTTTGAAAAACCGGTTTAGGTTACCGATGAACCCACAATGTTTCTCCAGTCACTGACTCCGAAGCAGAGTCTCATCATCGAAGTGACAAGAGTTGAACGGTTGGAAATGTTTTCCTCGAATTCGAGATCCGGCATCATACGCCAGAACATTTTCAGCCCGTCTTCTTCTCCGGTCTGCGCTCTCACAAACCAGTCGTTGGTATCCGACAGATACGGGCAAACAACCGGAGCGGTGAATTTGCCTTTCAGGTAATTCACATCGTTCGGGGTGAAAGCAGCGGTCGGAGCGGCGGCCAAGTCAAGACTCGGGTATCCCATGCTCTGCAGCAGCCTGGATGCAGTTGCTTCCAGTTCGGGCGGGATCACCAGAGTGTTCGCTCTGACATAGATCGGCCAGCCTTCGTCTGACTTGAACCTGGCCATGAGTTCCAGGGCCTGTTCAAGGGTCAGTGCGTCCAGCGCGGCAGCCAGCAGGTTATCGCAAGTGCCACCGCTCACAAGCGGGTGACTGTTGCTGCACAGAGCCTGACCATCATACCTGGCTGTGGTAAATGCGGCTGCATACTGTGTGCCTGCCAGAAGATCCACGGTGCGCATCATGGACTGGGACAGTTTTTGAGTAAACTTCTTGGTGATCGCGTACTGGTCATCATCAATCATTTCCTTCGAGATCCTGTAGCCAAGTGAATATTTCACATGGTTGTACTGGATCGTATAGGACTGCTGTGTGTCCTCCAGATGTGCGTCTTCCAGTTCCGCAGTTTCCTGCGCAGCTCCGAAGCCAACAACGCGATGCTCTTCTTCATAAGCTTTGGTGCTGTTGGCAACAAAGAAAAGCTGTTTGTAAAACTGAACCCAGTCTTTGTACATGCCGAAGTAAATTTTTCGCAAACCAGCGGTAAGTAGCTTTGGGTGTACACTTCGTGAAATCATTGTATTTTACCCTCCTTCCTTCTGCGTTAAATCGAAGCAGTGCGTTTGAAAGCGTGCTTTTTCCAGCGAAGAACGCCATAGACCAGGGAACTCAGTGCATCGGTGAAGATGCCAATGCAGGTAAACTGCCTGTCGTCTGTCGCACTGATCGTGTCGTTGTCAATCTGCTGGTTCCCAGTTGTTGCCAGATTGAAGCTCGCTCCCACATAAGCCTGCGTGACGGACCCTGAGTTTTTGAATTCGAGTGCGAAGGTTGCCTCTGGATCAATGATAACCGACAGGTCTCCAGCATGAGCAGCCGGAAGATTAGTGGGAAGAACATCTTCCCTGGAAGCTGCGCTGTTCGTGTCTTTGATTGCGGCAACCACTCCGTAACCAGCAGAAGCCAAAAGGGCTGTTGCGTGGCCTCTCAGCTTGATAACATAGCCATCGGTTTCCATGGCCACTGCATCGCCAACATAAATGATTTCTGATTTTGCGGCGTCTGCCTTGAGTTGACGAGTTTCAAAACCCTGACCAACACAATTCAGTTTGTACCTGTTTAACATAGTCGTCCTCCTTCCGGATTGTTAAAATCCTTTACCTTTACGCATAACAGTTTCATCGTGGGATTCTAAATCGCCCCCCACAACTCCGCTACCGGTCACGCGGCTGTCGCGAATCATCTTCGCCAGTTCGACTTTTTGCGCGCCGATGATTTTTAAGTTACCGTTAATATTCCCCTCCCTCTCGTTGTTGACCCTTTCACGGTCGATTATCATTAATACCTGACCCCCGCATGTGCAAGAAGCTCCATCTTCAGGGTTGACAAAGAGGGTGTACCCTTCGTGCTTGCGCTTTTCCACATCTATCGTCTTCACAAACCGGTAGGCGTATTTCCTCAGATCAAACAGAGCATGTCCTGCGCCACATTTGCACACCGGCGGTGCATACCTGGCAAATGCGTTTTTCGGGACCGGGTTCCTTCTGTACTTGCACTTCACATCGCCGATGGTTTCGTCCAAAGTTGGCGGAACATTAACCAATGTCGCTTCGGCTTTGTCCTGTTCTTCAACCGGAGGCAAATCAAGTTCTGACTTTTTTACCATTTTCGCATTCTCCTTTTAAGTATTATTGTAATTCAAACCTTTATCAAGGCCTCACCAGTTACATTCTGGTAAACTTCTTTAGCGGTCGAAAACACTTTGTTCCGCGTTGTAGTTCTCAACTATTTCATCATCAGTCAGCCCCATTACTCTGCCGAATTTAATTGTTTCGACAGGAATGTTTGTAAGAGACGAAGCCTTCGCTGAAACTTTAGAACCTCGTCCGACAGCCGTTATCGCGGGCGACAGATCTTCTTTCGTGGGAAAACTTGTAGCTGACTGAAGGTTTTTTTGCACCACCAAATTCCACTGCTCGCCCATGTATCTGATCCGGTCGTCCTCGTTAGGCATATGGCTGTAAAGCGAGTGGTGGATGGTTGCCAGCTTTTTTATAAGCGGCGATGTTGCTGTGTTAACTTCCCCGTTTGGCAAGAAAATGAAATCCCCGTGTTGGAGTTCCATTGTTACCAGAAAATTTCTTTCTTTTGGAGTAAGAAGTTCCGATAGCGGTTTAGCAGAAGGATCAATTACAACTTCTTTTTCTTGCGGTTTCTTTGCAGAAAGTTCTTCTTTCTTCCGGCGAAGGTTGTAGATCTGCTCTTGAAGTTTTATCTGCTTCCCGTCCTCGTCATCGTCTGCCACAACCGCTTCTTTGTACGCGGCCATTATTTCGTTGAGTTGCTGGTCAACAGTCCTGATATCTCTGTCCAGTTCCCGACTTTCCAGGGTGCCAACTTTTTCTTCCAGCTTCTGAGTGTACTGCTCCATTTTCTCGAATTTGGTTGGATCAATACCCGGCACCTGTTTTTGTGGCTGTGGTTCTGGTTCTTTAACAATCGGTTTGTTCTCCGGTTTCGGCTTGTCCTCCAAGAGCATCCCGCCAACGGAAAAATCTTTATCCGCGTCTCCGTCTTCCACTCCGAAAATGTCTTTCAGTAATTCTTCGTTGCCTGTCATGACGCCTCCTTTGTTGCCACGATATCGTCATCTTCCAAGATCATGAGCGACCTCGCTCCGTCTTCAATCCGAACCCCCTTATCTCTCAGGAAAAGCACTTCATCATCTTCAGAGAAACCTTCTACATCTTCCCCAACGCTGGAAATTTTTCCTTCGATTACTTCCCCGTGCTTCAATTTTGTGAAAGTAACAAGACCGCTTTTCCTGGTCGTTTCTTCGCTTACTTCCACAAAAATATTGCTGCCTTTGGCGCGAATCGTGTCGTTGCCGGTTTCGTTTGACAAATAACCAACAATGTTTCCTTGCTTGACGATGTAGTATTCTTCGCCGCACCATTCCAGTTTATCGCAAGTAAACCTGGTGATTACCACCAATCGTCCTGGCACAATGTCTTTGTCCCGCACATCTGCCGAAAAGCCTATAACACGCCCAATGTGGCACCCACCGGCCCTGCCATGAACATTAGGGACCCATAGCTTTTTCCCTCCCCCAATATCCACTTCTCCGTCTTCCGACAAGGAAAGTAAAATGTTCCCATTCCGCAGTTTCAAACCCAGATCCATTATAGCTTCCTCCTTCTAAGTATTGCTTCCATCCCGCTCAGAATTTCTTCGTAAGCCTTGAACATGCCATGCCACTGCATAAACTCCGCTCGATTCGGCTCTGACCTAACGCTTAGAAACGCCAGATCAAGTATTCTGTCCGTTAAATCGTCCAGGAACTGCGCCGTTTCTTCTCCCGACAAAGGTCTTTCCAGGAAACTCCTTTTCACTTCTTCAAGTCCCGGCGGCGGAAAAGCTCTCCGCTTTTTATCGCTCATGCCATGCCTCCCTGCTGCTGCGCTGTGGCAGCCATGTTTTTTTCATAAAGGAACGCCTGATGCTCTCTCATGTGCTGTTCAAGCTGCTGTTTCTGCGACCGGTTTAAAGTGGCGTAATGGTTTGTTTTTTTGAATGCAGCGGCTTTCAGCAGATGGTCGATATGGTCCTGCTGCGGCAAGACCTGAATCGCCACATCACGAATAAGATTTGCGTTTTCGGTCACCTGATCCAGATTTTCCGGCCCCTTTGGTTCTGGCGGGGCATCGCCAATAATTTTGAAAATAACATCTTCCGAAACCCTGATTGACCGGTAGTATTCTAAAGTGGCGTTCCACAGTTTGGCGGGATCGTTCATAACCAACGGATTTGTGAGCGAAGTTTGATAAACAATCTCTGCCCGTTTCATAATCTCTGCCCGGTTCAAAGCTGCCGGATCGACCGATACGCTTACTGTGAAGTCCATAAAGAACGCTTCAGAAAAACCGGCAGGCATGAAGAACAGAAGTTTAAGCTTTTCCTTTGTATCGGCCTCATACATTTTGTAGAACTCATAGATTTTCTGGGCTTCTTTCCGTGCGTCACGCAAAACCCGTTTCATAATAACCGAGAAGATTTTACCGCTCTGTTCGATCTTCGCCATAACCGCTGCAGCCGGTTCCACTTTAACCGATTGCCCGGACATGACATCGGAAACAGTGGAAAGAGTTTTTGACAGTTCATACAACCATTGAGCAATATTCACGATCAAAGGATTAACCTGTTGAAACTGAGGGAAGTACAACTGATCGGCAAGGCTTTTATCCGGGTCGCACGCAATTTCTTCTATCTTTCCAGGGGTAAGTTTCATTACCCCTCGCGAAGAAAACGGACCGTTCTTCTTGGCCATACCGTATGGCAGATTATTGATCGTCAGGTTGTCAAGAGTACGATTCATGATCCCTTCAATCTGCTCTTTAAACGGCTGCATCAAGAGAGCTAAACCAATGCCATAGGCGCATCCGGGATTCGGGATGAACTCATACTTTGTGAAGTGGTGGCGTTCTTTGGCTTTTATCTTCTTGCCGCCCCAGGTCCTGATCTCCAGCCTGACTAAACTGCTTGTTGCCTCATCAACAAAAGCAATGATAGGTTCTTCAATCCCGTCTCCATCAAGATCGTAGTATCCATGTTCTTCATAAATTGTGCGTAGGTTTTGATTCCCCTGCAGGTCTTTGGTTTCGGTCGGGACATCAAGATTAACCGTTTCGTGAGTTGAGTTTTTTTCCAGTTCACTCATCCCTCCGGACTGCGGGATCTGATTCCCTGCCATATCTCCTTTGGCTGCCGGAAGAATTCGAATATCTTCGTATTTGCCTTCTGATATACCTATTGCCAGTTCGTTGTCTGTGATGCTGTAGGTGTGGATGTAATGCGCGGCGATTTTACGATCATCGCTAAACGGTATGTACAGCTTCTGTGCCGGAACGAGTACAGATTTCACCCCTGTGTTGTCAGGGTCCTGACAGTAATATGTCTTTTTGAAGGCGGTACCAACCAAGGGCAAAACCAACAACATCGAATCGCATTCTTCCTCGAACTCCGAATCTTCCTCCAGCAGCATATGAGACATCTGCCGCCCGATGGCTTCAGAATAAGCCGCCGCTCTACGCAATGTTTCTGAAGCGGCCATGCGGTTGAGAATTTTTTCGGGCGGGATCTGTGGAGCGTTCGGATCTCCTTCAAGAAACTGACCGGCCTCCGCTTCAATTTTGCTGACGAGTTCGTCTTTCACTTGCGCGAAAAGTTTCCCCAGGGTTTTTACTTTCGGCTTTGCAGAAATAAATTCTTTAGAGGAAAACATTGCATCGTAGGCGCGACTGTGGAACTGGCTTGCCGCGATTGAAGTTAAAGGCATTACCGTATTGGCGCAACCAGCCCATGGCTCTGTTTTGGCAGGCTTATAAAGACGCCAGTCTTCCATAAAACTGGATACCTTATCATCCCAATCTGTGCGTGCGCCTTTATCTGAAGTGTAATCCGAAAGGACCCTTTGCGCGATTGCCGTTTTGGCTTCGTCAGTAATCCCCAGTGTAGGGCTTTTAAAATCCGGTTTGAATTCAGTACCCTGTTTGGTCATGGCGTCTTTTCCTCCCACCTGTTAATTCTTCTTCGTGACGACCTTTATCGTCAAGCCCGCGTATTCGATCTAAGCTTTTATTAAAATATTCCTTTTCTTGCGGACATGCCATTGGATTTATATACTTCGCGATTAGTTCCTCAAGCGAAGCCGTTGCGTCCAGCAAATCAACGCGGTGTCCTCTCGGGAAAGCTTCGGTCTGCGCTTCTAATTCAGACATCCAGGGGAGGATGTGATACTTCCCCATCTTCATTGGATTTTGCATTATCATGATGCGGTAATACTTAGACTTCGTATGTGTCAAAGTAACTATCCTGAAGTTTAATCCCCTGCGATTTCTCTGGTTCCTGATATGCTGCGCGAAATGTTTCTGCGCGCCTACCGTTTCAATTCCAACTTCCGGGATGTTCCATTGTTCCACTTTGGCGAAGAATGTTTCGACCAATAAATCAAAATCGCCCTTGAATTCTTCGTAATCAAGGATATATCTATTTTCGTTATCCGGGTCAAAGGCCGACACCACAAGCGCGTGATAACAAGTTTCACTTCGGGTGGCTTCTTCTTCGTGCGCCAAATCAACGGTGATGAATCTCGGCCAGTTTCTTAGCCTTCCCCCTTCGGTTATTTCTTCCATTTTAAATTTCTTATACCACGCCGCTTCAAGGCGCTTTTCCCCAGGAGCGACTGCAATATTAAAATACTCCTGGTAGAAAGTGGTCAACTGCCCGCGTCTGTCGTATTCTTGTTTGAGTTTTAAAATTTCCCTGGCGGCAATCGCACATTGATCTTCGTAACTTTTGCTTTTATCGCTGTCTTTTCTGATCCACTTATCCAACCAGAGGGGAACAAACCTTCCGTCTTTCCTTTCCATGACAGCGTAAAGCTTAGAAAAGAAGGCCTCGTCATCCATTAAATTAGACAGCAAAGAGTTGTCGTGAATGATAGTCCCAAGAACAGTAAGCTTCCCATCAGCATCCAGAGCCGGCAAAAGCGCTCCAAAAAACCAGCGTTTGTTCTTGGCTAATGTATTGGGATTGTCGCAATCTTCTTCGTTTTCGATATCGTCACAATAGATGCGCTGTGGCCTCCATTGTCTGAAAAGTAATCCTCTGAATTTCTGCCCCGTTCCCATTGATCGAACCATAATAGGAAAATCACTTTTCCCGTTTATAACCATCCTGTCGCCGCGACCGCCCATTTTAATTGAATCAATCCCGAAGGCCAGTTTGTATTTTATATTGTTTTCTATTTCGTGAGAAATAGACTCCATGGACAAAGCGGCCTGATCGAATGTGTCGTATACGATCACGATGAAATTAGCTTTACGGTATGCAATGTCGTGCAGCGTACCGATAACGGTAATTGATGTAGTCTTGGCGTGATACCGTGGCGCAGCAAAAGCCGTCAAACGGTATTTTTCTACATACTCATGTATCTCTGAGTGATATGGTGCAAAGCCGTGGTAGCACTTGTGAGGGAAAAACATTTTGCCGAACTTCAGTTTGTCCCGGCACTCGGTCACAACCGACAGCATCTGCTTTTCTGCAGCAGTCAAGCCTTGCTGAATTTTATTTAATTCAGGTATCATTTGGGGCGGACCAGCTTGCCGATTACGCAAATACCCGACTCGCTCTTATGATTGTGAATTTTCCTCCCGGCAGCAGGAAACACCTCTTTCAAAGTAATGTGTGGGGAAAAGAAAGAGTAATCCTTGTCCATCAAAAGGAATCTGTTATGAACTATAACGGTAATGAAATCATCTTCTTCGTTTTCAGGGATCAGAGCCACTTGCATTTAGTCCCAAAGCCCTTTCTCGTCCTGATCGTCCGGCGTGTCGTCTTCGTCAATGAAGTCAGGATCGGTCTCAGCTTTTTCCGTTTTTACCTTTTTCGCTTTTTCCTTTTCCGCTTTTTCTTCTTCCGTCATCACCTGTTCTTCGGCGTCCAGGACAAGAGCCGCTTCTCTTGCAGTTTGTTTTTCAACAAAGGAATCGGCCAGTTTCTCAACAGCAGATGTAACCTGACGGTCTTTATTCATGACCGTGAACAGCTCAAGCACTGCGCGTTTATATCCCAATGCGCGTTCGTTGCCGAACTCTCCTTCTCTGTCAGCGGTAAACATTTTCAGATATTCTCCGAACCGGCGAAGAGCTTCCAGAGCGTTCCTTGCGTCAAACTCAAAGTATCCAAGGAACGCTCCTTTGCGATCCGTTACCTTTGTCACCTGCATACACCTATCGTAAACTTTTTTTAGTTCTTGTAATACGAATTCAGGAGTAATTGCTGACGCAGAAAGAGCTGTATCTGTGCGGTTTCTGACCGCATGTATAAAATCAGGCCTTCCGGAAATCGCTTTTACGATTGCCAGTTTAACGCCCGTTACTTTGCTGGTTTCCGAAACAGGATTCTTCATTCCTTTTGATTGAGCTATAGAAAATTGTTCCACCAGTTTTTGCTCTACATCAATACCAAGGCGCGTTTCCCCTGCCATATTCACCTTTTTGTATATTCGCGTATGTGAATAGTATAGCGGTGTTTTACGAACTCGTCAACTTATTTTTTTCTTGACTTTGATATCAAAACCGGTAATCATAAGGTTGGCGACCCACAAGAACTAAAAACAATAAAGCAACCTAAATTATATCGGGTGAGGCTTCCACCAAGGTAGAATCTTTTGCGATCTAACTGGTGGGTCGCCAGCCTCACCTTTCTATACGCAAAGGAGGAACTTTGAAAAAAGTATCGGAACTGAACAAGGAAATTAACGAAAGCATCCGGATCGAGAAGCAACGGCGCAACAGGATAACTTTTCTTACAGTTATCACCCTAATCTTTGCCGCCTTAGTATTGGGCGCACTACTTGGAGGTGTTTAATGGCCGTAGATACACTTGAAAAAGCAATAGTGGCAAACCCTTGGCTGGCGAGAATCAAAAGCAGACTCACCGAAGAAGAATTTGCAGAACTTTCTAAGGACGCTTTAGAATGGTGGCAGTTACACAACAGCCACCTCCCGGGTCGGTACAACATTCACATAAGCGGCAACTTGGTTGGATGGGCCGAAGGGGACGAGCGTTTTTTTGAGGACCAGCTAAAAAAATCTATCAACGAATACCTTCATGGCTTGAGAGCTTATTTCCTTAATCCTCATGTTTGTTTCTGGAAAGAAGGGATGGTCGCTGGCCCTGCTGCTGGCGAAGTGAGGAGGAAAGAATGATCGACTGCGCGAAGTTTGAACAGACTGTATCTGACCATTGCCACGCTACGGGGGAACAGAATTGCCATCGATGCGAGGACCTCGAATGCTGTGATAACGAAAACAAGCAGTTGAAAGAAATCGCAGCACTCAAATCCCGCTGCCAGAAACTTGAAGAGCAGAACGGAAAAATGAAAGGGCTACTCGAAATTATCGCAAACGATATGTGCGCTGAATACGGCTGGTCTGTATGCCATGGGGATGAGGCAGAGGCACTTCTCGAAGAACTGAAAGGCGGTGTGAAATGAACAGAATAGATAATGAAAAACATATTATCTGTTTTGGAATGTATAAGAATCGTGTGTTGGAGGATATAATTTCCGAAAACCCAAAATACATATTATGGGCGCATAATAATGTGTGCTCGTTTACATTGTCGGAAAGGCTCGAAAAGAAGGCGCAAGATTGTATTGTCGCATTAAAAAAAGGAAAACAGTCGTCTGGCTCTTACTGTGGGGAGGATGAAATGGATCGCGACCCGTTTGCCACACACGACGACCCTTTTAATGATGATATCTGGTGGCATGATGGATTGCCACTCGACTGAAAGGAAGTGAGTGATGATCGACTGGACCAAGGAAGAATTAGCACTGAAGCTGAATTCCGCCAATAACATGACGGACGAATTGATTGACAATAACAAGAGGCTGCTGGCTGAGAACAAGGCGCTGAGGGAGGAACTTATCCAGGAAAAAACTTATTTCTGCGACCAGGTGTGCACCAGGAAGCATCTGTGTGACGAATGCGATGATAAAAAGCGCATCGAAGAACTGAAAGGCGGTGAGAAATGATGCTTCTACATGGCGGCAACATACTGCCCGAACTGATTCTGTACTTTGTGATCCTACCGATAGCGGCGATGGTGATAGTAGTTGTTGCTCTTGCCTGGATCGGTGATTGGCTGTGGCGCAAGTGGCATCAAAAGAAAGGCGGTGAGTGATGGAGTTTAAAAATATTCGCAAAGGCATGACGCTCAAACTGCGAAACGATTTCCCCTTGCGCGGTAATATCGGAAAGGAAACCAACTTCGTTATTGCAGTCGGGAACGCCATTGATGGGAAATTCATTGAGGTTCAATGGACTGAACCCTGCACACACAAAAAAAGCAAATTTTGGGTAGAATGTCGGGATGTGGATAGCTGCCAGATCAGCGGGTATCACGATTTTGACAGGTTGAAAGGAAGTGAGTGATGAAGATGTACCGTTGCACCCGCTGCAACAGACGGTTCGAGCGGCCTGATATCTTGGTGGTTTTGTACGGGCACTATGTATGTCCGAAATGCTTGACTACATGGGAAATTGAAAGGCGGTGAGTGATGAAGACTATGTATACAACACTGTTTAATTGTGAGAAATGCGGAAATGTCCTGGAATACACAGCCGAGTTCAACAGCAAGACTGACCTGTTAGAAATCAAGATAAAACCATGCTCGGCTTGTTTCAACTGGATTGAGGTCTTTTGTAAAGAATGCGGGGACATCCTCAAAATCCACTCTAAAAGCCAGCAGTATAACGAAATAGTGGTGGGTCTGTGCGAGAATTGTCTCAAAACGAAAGGCGGTGAGTAATGACATGGATCAGGTTTAACCCAAAAAGTCCCAGACTGCCTAGAGAAAGAAAATATGTACTGGTAGCTATTGCAGGTGGCGCGAACAGCGGGGGAAGCCCTTCAATCGTGGTAGGGTATTTGCGCCGATGGTCTGGAAGAAACAATTTCTTTGTGACACCAGGAGTTTCTCAGGAAGGTAGAATAGTCACACATTTCAATGATTGCTTGGAAAAACACTGTATACCCAACAACTGGAACGATCTGTTTATCGAAAGGAAGTGAGTGATGAAGATGTACCGTTGCACCCGCTGCAACAGACGGTTCGAGCGGCCTGATATCTTGGTGGTTTTGTACGGGCACTATGTATGTCCGAAATGCTTG